GCCACGTCAGCAGTGCGAATGGTGTAGGTTTCTGAAAGGAGCGTGAGGCCGTCGATCTCGGTGGTCATATTGGTTTTTCGCAAAACCTTCTGACCGCTAGCTGGCTTGCCAACTAAGACTGCGCTCACGATGCCGACCTCAAGATTGGCACGCCCAGGCGTTTGTCCATGAGATCTTGCATGGCAAAAACCCCAGCTTTAATTGTGCGCACTTCGTTGTAAATGTTGTTAAAAACCTCAATCGACATAGAGGAAGGCATGCTGATTGGCTTGGATACCGTTTGACCTGGCAAACCAGCCGTCGCCTCGTCGCCAGTAATTGCCTCTTCCGCAATCATCTTTGCAGTTGTCTTTTTGGGAGATTCGGTCTGCATGGCGTAACGGGCGCGAGCTTCGGATCTGTCGATTCCTTGGAAGATTTCTTTTGCGGCTGAGAAATTGCCAGTGCCAAATTCAAAGGCAGCCATGCCCAACTGAGTGAGCAGATCCAGTATGGTTTGAATCTCCCTTCCAATCGGGAGCAAAACATTACTAATCAAAAACCCGAATCCAATCACTAGATAATTCTGGAATGTTTTTAATGCGTCGGAAGCCATAGAAAGTTGGGCGATTGTCTCATCCGACCAAACGCCCATGGCGTTACCCTGCTCGAGAATAGCGGCCGATCCTTGGTTCATTACCTTGATTAGATCGGTTTGAGCTTTGCCGAGAAGTTCATTAACAATAATAAACTGGCGGCCATCATTTGCCCCACTAGCGAAACTATCGGATATCCTTAAAAAGATATCCTCTGCGCTTAATGTTGAAAGATCCTGTAGCGTGATTCCGACTTCTTTAAAGGTTTCAATCAGCTTATCGTCGCCTGCGATAGCCTTCTGTTGAGCCAAAGAAAGTTTGTTCAACCCGGCAGATACGGCCTCAACGCCACTACCGAAAACAGAGGCTGCATTGCCAAGAAGCTGTAGCTTACTAGCCGATATGCCGAACTTTTCAGCAATGTCCTGAAGTTCATCCCCCTTCGCAATGGCCATTGAGAATCCGCTAATAATCTTATCAAACGCAAAAGCGCCAGCAATCATCGACCCCGCCGTCTTGGCAAACTGCGACACGGAGGCTTCCGCCCTTTGCAATCCACGATCAAACGAGGATGCGTCTAAGGCGAGTTTTGCTGTGGCGACTGCGTCCATTATAGGCCCGCTTTCTTTCGCTCGTAATTAGCGATGATGGACAAGCGCTTGATCATTTTTATGACCTGTATGTCAATGGATCTCTGGACGGTCGTCTTGCTAATTACATTTGATATCCACGGGATTGTGTTTGTCATTGAAATGTAAGGCTTTGAAAATACGCCTGCTTTTGTCTGCGACCTATCCTGCACACGGCCGCCGCCAGTATGGCGATAGACCCATTTTGGTATTCCCTTAAACCCGCCAAGAATGCCTGCGCACACGGCCCAGCCTGACTTTGCAATGCCTACGTTTCCGCGCTTCTCCTTAAAGTATTTAGCAAGATCACTTTCCTTTGTTACCACCTGGCGAACATACTGATTCTTTGGGACTCGCTTGCTTTTGCCATACCGTGCGCTGGCATGTTTTGCCCCACGATCAAAGTCCCCGATTTCTGTATAAATATATGGCTTATGATTGATTCTGCCTAGCAACTCTCTGGCCTTTCCGTGGGTTTGCGCTGCCTTCTTGCCCTTGCCGAATGTTTTGCCAAGCATTAAAGCAGCTAAAGCAGCGGCTGCTTGTTTTGCGTTTTGCGTTTTTGTTCTTCCCCTTGGCAATGGAAGCGCCGCAATCTCACGCACTGCTGTCGGGCCAGACTTATAAACACGATTAATATCTGTAGTTACGGCTTTTTCTCCCAACGCTTTTGCCCTGGCATTAAGCCCAAAAGGTTGCGTCGAATTGGCTAGGCTTACGCAGAGCATGCGGGCCTGAATCCGCATTTCCTTTGCGGCCTGCAGTTTTGTGCTTCCGACAAAAGCGTTAAGGGCCTTTTGAAGTTTAGCAGGATTGACGGTAAGGCTGGCGCTCATAGTCCTAACGCTTTCTCTATGTCACGAAGTTCAGATCCAGAAAGATCCGCTGGGCGTCTTAGCTTTGTGCCGTTCATATACATAAAAACGTGAGCTGCTTGATTTACGAGTATCAGAGGCACTTCCCACAAGATCGTTTCCAGCGACCACCCTGTTTCTTTTGCCAGGATAAACACGCTCGCAGCGGTCGCCCCTGGCATTACTCGTTTCCCGGTGGCTCTGGTACGCCAGACGGGATGACGTTTACCCTGGCCTTGTTGGCTTGGTTTAATATGGAAGTAACAAGCAGGGCGGCGTCGTCTCTTTCTTTTTCACTGATATTCTCCGACCATTCCAATACCCGCTCGCGGAATGCGTCTTTATCCCAAGCCAGTTTGATGGCTGCCTTCCTATTTTTCGCCAGCAAAACGTGAACATAGACGAAAGAATACACAAAGAAAATTGGGCTATCTGACGGATCTCTTGTTTGCAAAATTAAAAGGCGACTGCCCTCTGTATAAGGCGCGAGCTTTTCATTTTTAAAATAGCGGTCAGGCGCAATAAATGCGTCGTCTAATTCCTGCAATAAATTCTCTTCGCTCATAGTTTTTTTAGGATTGCTCGCTTTAACTCTGGGCTGGCTCGTTGGCTAACGAGCAAGGTTTGGCCGCCCCGTTGGATGGAAATGATCGGCTCTGCTCGCTTCATAAGACCCAGAAGAGTCTCGCGATTTTCTAGCGCTGCCCGCACGTAACGGATGGGTGATTCCTCATCAGATTTCATATCGGCCCAGGTGCGCTCCATTTCGGCCTTTGCCTCTTCCCCACCCGATATTGTGAACCAAAAAGTAAACTGCCTTTGACCTGTGTCCTCCTTGATAATGCAAGTAACTGGATCCATTTGTCGCAACTTTGCGCCAAAGGCTGAAGCGGCCGCAGCCACTTTGATATTCGTTGTACCCCAAAAACTATCTACCATTTTAGGATCTCATAAACCCGCCGTAGCGGGTTAGCTCATGTTAGGGAATCGAGTCGCTGATACGTCCACCGTGACTAACCCATCCGAGGCGCGATTTACGGTTACGCTGTCCACGATGATTTTTCCGCCTGTGCTGGTAGCGTTGGCAAGGGTGGTTAGAACAGCGCCTGCGGTTGTCGCGTAGGAGCCAGTAATAGTCGTGGAAAAGGCAAATGTGTCGGTAGGGTTATAGAGTCCAACCCCCACTCCTTCGCCGCTTTGGTTGCGTACTTCCGCACGCTCTACGTTGCGTGTCTCGGTAAATGATTGAACTAGGCCGCCAGTTTCAGCGGTGATACCAAAAACGAGTCCAGAAGTTCCGACGGTTGTGGCTGCCATATTGCTTTAAATTTTGTGTCAACTTGCGATGGAATTAGGCATGGCAATCACTGCCAGCCGGTAGGTGCGACGCATGGTGCGCTCCTCATCGTCGGCCTCTGGCTCTACGGAATCAACCTTGGCGTTATAGCAACGGGCAGATCCGATCGCGGTGGTGGCATTAAGTCGAGTGGCCAGTGAGCTGGAATCATAGAAAGCCTGTAACACTTTGCTGCACTTCTGGGTATGAGCATCGACGGTGGTATCGTCATAAGAATCTTCCACAATAATATCTACCGGGACGCTAAAAACTCCCGATCCCTGCACCGGCTCTTCCGTGCCTAGGGTGGCTTTAATGATGATTGATGGCGGTAAATTCTCGGTCTTGTCGTGGCTAAGGTGATAATTAACGCCAGTGACTGTAGTGGCTAGCAGCTCTTGTAGGGCTGCTTCGACAAGGCGATCGAGCATGGTGACGGCGGGCATATATTCTTTACCTTGTCACCAGATAGGGCGAATGGATGGATCGAATGTGACCATGGTTTTACAACCCGCCCCACCATGCGGAAACGTTGGGGTGTAGTGGTATCGCTTCACGCAATCGGGCCAAGTCATCGTGGCCTTCCCTCTGGCTGCCTTCGGCGTATCCACGGATCGATCATTATCCTCAATAATAAAGGTGCACGGTAGATCTGCCCCAGCGACGTAGTTTACGGCCTCATAAAAATGCCCCTCATCCTCAGCTCCATCGCCCAAGAAGCACCACACCTTTGCCGAGTTTCCTTGTTCTTTTAATGTGTGCGCCACTCCGGCCGCTATCCCACAGGTGCCGGCCAACACGCTTGAGGTGTAGAAATTCAGTTTACGGTCAAAGACAAACATAGAGCGACCTTCTCTAATCATTTCTTCAAGCAAATTGGGATCTCCGCCAGCGAGCAGATAGTGGTAGTGGGATCTGTGGCTTGAGAAAATCCAATCGCCCGGCTTAATGTCTTTGAATATCTCAATGAGCTGATCCTCATTCCCCCCGCATAAATGAATCAGATATGGCAGTTTGCCCTGCTCAAATAGCGCCTTAATCCGCAGTTCAAAATCAATTAGATCCTGTTTGTTCATACAAAGGCATCGTGACTATCGGTGGCCAGCTTTTCAAACAGTGCGACCTTGGCGTGATTGGCGCATTCGTGCAGGCAACTGACGCCAGGGTTAAAGTTCTTATGCCATGCCCGCGCTTCTTCGCTAAACCATGCCTCGGCAAAACTTTGGTTTTTCATGGAGGCGATCCGGCCGTGATTGCTGTAGGCGGTGTTGTGACAGGCGTAGATATCCAGATCCGCACCGACAACGCAGACCGCCTGAGCATAAAGACAGCGATGGAATGGCCGAACGGGTGACTTACTTGGGCTATCAAGATCGTAGGTGGTATTAATGGTGAAGTCTGAATCGCAAAATGACTGGCATTCGGCCAGTTGTTCGCGCACACGGGTAGCGATTGGGGCGTGGTACTCTTTGAAGTTTTGTACGTAGACGGGCGAAAAGCGCACGTTTTCCACGCCGATATCTTTGAGCCGCTTTGCAAAGGGCACTAGCCCCTCGTAGTTGTAGTTTGTAATTATGAAATTCACACCCAGATCACAGGACTGGGTTTTTGTCTTGGCAAATTGCTCTAGGTTGGTGATGACGCCGTCGAACCAAGATTCCGGCACGTTGCGACTAGCGACCATCTGCTCGGAGCTGGTGTAGTCCATCGAAACCCTCACCCACTTCGCCTGACCTAATAGTTCCGCCCGCAGGCCGGACAAGCTTTGACCGTTTGTAATCATCGACAGATCCAGACCAGCCTCGATGGCACGGCCCATGATGACGGCGATATCTTTATGCAGTAAAGGTTCGCCACCGCCCGAGAAGGTGATGGCCTTGGTACCGATGGCGCCAAGATCGTCCATGAGCTCAAGGGCTTTTTCTGTGGGCATAGTGTCCCGCTCGTTCATGGCGGTGTGCATGCCTGATTGGAGATGTAGCTCTGGCCGATCCTTCTTGCGGGTGGAGCCGTCCGAGTAGGTGCAGAAACGGCAAGCGTGTTGGCAGATATTAATAGGTTTTATCCGCACGTAAATCGGTGCGGTGATAATATCGTCCCGAAAGCTGGCGATCTTTTCTGGAAACGAAAAGATTTTAATATCGCTGTACTTGTTCTGCTTCACCACTCATCCTTCCGCTCAACCAGCATGGTGGAAGTTCCGACGCTTAATCTATCCAATGCGCTTTGATATTCGCTGACTACGCTTTCTTTTGTTAGTTCGACGATTGGGAAATCGATCATTTTCCTAAGAGCTTTGGTGAAGTCCTGCGTGTGAGTCGGCCCCGTGTAGAGCGGCTTGCTTTTATTTCCTATGACTACCCGTAAGATGGCGGCCGGCTTAAATTGATTGCAGCTAATGTGCTGGGCTGCGCCTAGGTGATTTACAATGGCGTCCAGTGCGTTCAGAATAAAATCCATCCGCTCAATAAATACGACTGGTTTCAGCCCGGCTAAACTCAGGCCCGTGGCTAGTCCTACCATCAGATTTTCAGCGACAGGCGTTTCGATCAGTTGTGAATCCGCAACATTATTGAGCGTGCCTGCCGCCCGGCCGCCTATCTTTACCCCGTAGCCTATAAACCTAACGGCCGGATCGGCCGCCAGTAAATCCATCGCCTGAGTTAGCTCCTTCTTCACAGCAAGCCTTCCTCTTCTAAAATATGAACAGCGTGGAATGCGCTTCTAGCCATCTGACCGCGTTTGGTAAATATGACTGTCTCTGTATCCGCGCAGAGCAAATGAAAGGCGTCTTTGTTATGAACGTTAAGGCATGGCCAGCTCGGCCCGGTGGAAGTTCCGATGACGGCTTTTGCCTTGGCGGCAGTGGCTCCGATCCAAGTCACATTCTTGCCATCAAACGCTGGGCATAATCCAGTAGCGACTGTGCTAATTACGCGATGACCCTTGCTAACTAGCTTAGATACTAGGACGCGAAAATCGTCGGGGTTAAAGTTTGTAAATTGACCAGACAGCCCTGGCGAATTTATCACGACGATGTCGAAGTCTGGAGCCATCTGAATAAAGGAATCTAAGGCTGGATAATCAAACAGGAGATCATCGACTTTCTGCATCGGATTCTTGACGCACATCCTGCTGGCCAGTTCCTCAAACCAGTCTAAATGAAATTTTGCAAAGTTTAATTTATCGGTGTGACGCTCCCAATATCCGCCCGTGTTCCGCCAAGAATCAATGCTGTTAGCTGGTGCTTCGCTGATGGGTCGAATGCGTAGCCGTAAAGATATGTCGCTTCGCAAGGCATCAATCTCCTCAAACTTGCACAGCTCTGGATTGTGGTAGTGCGTGATTTCAAGATCTGGATTTTGCAGGCATAGCCGACGTAGAAAGTTTAACTGTACTAGGTTATCGCCCAAACGCAGTGCGTTGTGGGTGTGAATCACGGATTGCGTTCCTTAAATATTTTTTCGCCTAGCTCGTAGTTTTCCTTGGCGTTGTGCCGTTTAAATTCCGCGTCCTGAGTTGCCCCGGTGAAGAGCGGATTATTGTGGGCAAATACGATGTCCTTAGCAGGAATGATAACGCCGTCCTTCGCCCCTCGTAAACTGTACTCGTTATCGCTGAAAATGCCTGAGCATGCGTCGTACTCCGGCGCAAAGAGCGTGCCCTGCTGTGCCAGTCTTGCTTTTGTCAGGATCGCCATGCAAAGCAGATCGTCCTTACGATGGCCGTCAGAGATTGCGAGCACTGCGGGCTTGCTGGTATCTCCCAAACGTTCGGTGATGATTGCGTCCCAGTGCAGAGGAGGATCCCAATCGTCAGATCCTTGTATGATGATCTCGCCCCTAGCTATGGCTGCGGCTCGATTCCAAGCGGCAACGCAACCGCCCTCCCCTTTGACTAAGTTCCAATTTTTCAACGGCTCAGAGCTGGGGTCATTATTGTCGCATGAAAAGATCCACTCGACTGAGGCAGGATCAGCTGCCTTTTTCATCCATAGAATGCGGGCGTTGATCGCTTCCTGGGGTCGACCGCGAGTGGCGTGGCAGACGCTAATCTTTACCGGCTTCTGCGCTCTCCACATTTTCTCGATCTTGTCGGCTTCGGTGGTATCACCCACAGCTCGGCAGGCCGCCAGATAAAGATCGATGCACTCAAAGTCATAGACGGTGCGTTGGGCGTTCCAGATCTTTAGGCCCGGATCGGGCTGAACCATGGCCGACTTCAGCAAGTGATAAGCCTGTAGCCATGCGCCCACGCTAGCTTCTTCCCTGGCTAAAAAGTAAATCGCCTCTCTTCGCCCAGGATTCATCTGATGCGCCTTGTGGTATAGGCCAATCCTAACGGTGCGATCCTGAGTTGCGGTGGCCTCATTGCAGGCGGCTTCGTAAGCTAGCGTCGCCTCTTGCCCCGGCCAGATCGCGGCCACATGCGACCATGGCAGAGACTCGTTTCGCTTATTGCCCAGAAAAAGCTCCTGCTGAAAGTAGTAAGCATACTTGCCCGCCTCACTAAGCTGGCCCTGCAAGATGCGTAGATTGCGGTCGGCGCTGTTTGGCTTGTAGCCGCCAGGGTGATGCTCCACCCACACCTGCTGCTCCCCGACAGATTCATAGCCTGGCAGGGGTAGGAGCGCTTCGTGTACTGCGTAGTGCCACCGGCCTGACCACTGCCCATCCTCTAACCGCTTAACCATTCTTTCCCTTACCGGGGTTAATTTGGCGTTTATAACGTTATAAACGCCTGCGTAGATGCCGAGCTTAGGATTTGATGCAAACGCCTCCACGGCCCTTTTAAGAGCGTTTTTGAGGTCTTTATGAGGCAAATCATCGCAATCCACCCAGAATGCGTAGTCGCCAGTACACGCATTCAATGCGCAGTTCCTAGCGGCGGCAAAGTTGTCGATGTGTTGCCATGACGCTGCGGCCGGTGCGTTGTGATACTCGACTATTTTGGCCCCTGACTTTTCTGCTATGGCCCTAGTGCCGTCATCAGGCCGGCCACCCTGCGCCATGCACACGACTATCTCGCTGCACACAGGCTGAAACGCCTTGAGGGCGCGGTCGATAAACTGGGCCTCATGGCCAGCGATCAGGTAAAGGGAAATTTTAGGATTTCGAGTGGCCATGCTAAAACTCTCGCAAGCCCAAGACGTAAGAGCCGATTGAAGTATCTAAGGTCACGATGCGGAAACTGACTGAGTTAGCCACTAGGACTGAGCCGATTGTGGGGGCGGTGGCCATGTTAGCCACGTCAATGGTGAAAGTGCTGTTAAGATCTAGGTCAAACCCGCCCAGCTCAACCGCTTCCTTGCGTGTAGTCGTGGAAAGAATGCCCGTGACGCTTGTCGATCCGATGGTCGCCGCCGTGCCCGTCTGTTCGTAAAGGGCGGCCAAACTTTCTTTGAGGCATTCCGTAAATTCAGACATGAGAGGATTTCTTAAAGTGGAAAGGGCGGTGAGCCGATTGGCCCACCGCCCTCCCCGAGTGAATTAGCTACCGTTGATACGAACCAAGCTCGCGGGCTCTCCGGCTTTCACGCCGTAGATTAGGGCGTAGGTGCGTTGGAGCATGCCCTTGACCACGTCGTAGTTCTCACGAACTTGGACGGACAGGCCGGTGCGGGGTTCCGTTACCACGCTGATGTCTCCGGGAATCGGGACGCCAGTAGGTACTTCAGGAACGCGGGTCGCGATCAACAAGGCTTCCTGCTGGGCGAAGAATCCGCCGAGCGTGATGCTGTTGGAGGGCACTGCGCTATACTGGTTGATGTTGAATCCAGCCACGTTTCCGATCCCAGCCGTGCGAACGAGGTCGCCAGTGATCTGGGGATTGGCCACGACGGTCGTATCATTCAAGAGTGCGCCGTAGAAGCTGGGGTTAAGAACAGCGTACCGGCCGTTGACTGGTACGTTGCTGTTGTTGAGGGTGATTCCGGCCGACACTACCGAGCGGTAGGAGAAGGCGCTGGAAGCAACCGTCAATGCGCTGGTGAAGGTGGAGGAAGTCACGAGAGCGAGCAAATCTCCAACCATTTGCAACCCGAGGGCGTGCGCGGCTGCGCCGGCGAAACGCTCGATAAGGTTGATGTTGGAGCTGGTGCGCTCTTGATCGTCCACAGAGTAGGAAACGTGCTTGAACTTGTTGAGAGTGATTTGCACGTCCGTCTGAGTTGTCGCAGTCGCTACGTAGCCGTTAGCCTGCGAGTAGTCCTGGGCGGTCGTCGCAGAGATACGGTGGGTAAAGACTGACGCGTTGTATTTAGCTGCTTCGCTGCTGAAATCCGTTACAGAATTTCTGAGGAAGCTGTAATCTGCCACGAGGATCTCGAGAGCCCTCTGAGCGATTACATTGGCATTCGTTGTTCCGATTGTGTTGGCCATTGTAGTGTTCTCCTAGTGGACTGGATTACAGTCCGAGTTTGCGGAGCAGTTCCGACCGACGGGCCGGATTCTTTTCCGCGTTGAATTGATTGAGGATTTCTGCCCGGCCGAGCGGTTGGCTCGATTCAGCGGGAACCGCCACTGCGCCAGCAGCGTCGGCCTTGGCTTTTTCCAAAGTGGTCACGGCCTTGTCGTCGGCCTTCTCTTCAACATTTGCGCTCATCTCTTTTTTCGTCATATCTTCAGATGGCATCTCAGGCACTTCGACAACGTCAGAAGCTGCGTCGGCTTTCATAAGAACAAGCAGCTCAGAAAGCATTGCAGCGATATCGGTCAAAGTAGGTTCTGCCATTTTCTCTTCAGGCTTGTCGGCAGGCATCTCAGCCAGTTCGGCTTTTGGTGCTTCGACAACGGCGGGAGTTTCAACGGCAGGAGCTTCGGGTGCGGGAGCTGCCACAACGGCAGCCTCACTCAGCTCTTTTTTGACTTCGACGGGTGCTTCGTTCATTTGAAGTTTTTTCATGTCAACTGCTGTGAATGCAGAAAATAATCCGGCGCTGTTTGCTGCGGGCGAGCTAACTACGGAAATATCGTAAATCTCGCTTACCCTGGCAAATCGATCGCCTGCTACTTGTTCGGGCACTCCGCTAAAAGTTAGGGATAGGCCGAATCCTTCGGGCAATACGTTGGCTAAATGCTGAACAAATTGCGCCTCGTTCGTGTTAAACAGAGTGAGATCGCCCATGAGTCGATCGCCTTCAATCTTAAATCCGTCAATATACCCTAAGATTCCAGAGACTTCCGCACCGTGGCCCATGGTCACTTTAATGCGCTTCATGGACAGAGCCACAGCCAGCGCTTGTTCAAGGGAGGTTTGATCGATCAGTAGGTTATGGCCCTTGGCCTCGCCTATTGTTAAAATGGATACGCTAGAAAGTTTGTTGGCCATGCTGGCCAACGGGTGTCAAATTATCGCTTCTTTTTAGCTTTTGTCTTTTGCTTTTTAAAACCGACGGCCTTGGCAACCATATCCAACTCTTTCGCAGAAAGGTTAAAATCTGCATCATCCCGCATTGTAAAAGATTCTGTCTGTGGCTTAGCGGATAGTTTCATCTGCCTGGCACAAACGGCTGCCCTTTGATCGTTTTCTGGAAACTCGGACACCATTGTTGGATTGCCCATGCAGCGAGCCATAAACTTGTCATCAGTCTCGCCTGCGTTTTGTGTTGGCAAATCTAGCTCAACCCTTGCGCTTAGTTCCGCATCTGGCCCAGCGTTCGGATCTTTCTCGGGATTAACTGGCGTGGGTTCGTCGATTGCGGGTGCTTCTTTGACTACTTCCACAGGGGCCGCCACGTCAGTCTGTGGTGCCACTGTTCCAATCGATGCTACGAATTCACGCTCCTTTGCGATCTGTCTAACTTGCTCTTCCCAATCCTGACCGAGCTCGCCAAAGTAATCCTGCAAGCTGGACAGCCCAGCCTTGTAATCCTCGCGTGCCTGCATTGCCTCGCGCCCAGCGTCCACAGTCAGCGACTTCGGTGTCTGCCACGTAACCTTTGAATAATCTTCCACGGCTGGCAGGTCGCCGTTAGCGATTGCGCCGCCGATGAAGTAGCGCCATGCGCGGTTGCAGAATCTGTCGATAAGTAAGCGTTGCCGTTGTTCAAATCTGCGCTGCGCCTTTGCTACAATAAATCGCATGCCTGCTCCGCCGACGCTTGCTGGGTCGTAAACAAATTCAACTGGCAAGCCCAAGCCCATAGCCACGTCACGAATGAGGAACTTGGCGAAAGGTTCAAAGCCAGCGTGCGGCCTGTTCGGCCCGATCATCTCAATCTTTTCGCCAGGTGAAAGGCGCGGGATGGTGGCAGACGATGTGATCTCCTCGCGGGCGATGGTGCTTTCTCCACTGTCCTGCGCCTGCACTGTTCCAAAGAATCCACCCTGTCCGGCCAGCTCGTCACCTTGGTCGGTTGTGATGACGGCCGCAATCGATCCCTGCAATTTCAAGGCATCCTTTTCAAACTCGCCGAGCATCTTTAAATCGCGTACGTGATTTAATGCGCGAGCGAGTGAAGAGCCGCCACGGATTTGATCCGGCCGCTCCAGCTCCATCAAATGAATGACGGTATCTGCGCCGAGCTTTCGGTACAGCTCGCCCGTCTGGACTAAGTATCCAGTAGGCTCGCCGAGCTTGCCGAGGAATACGCCATCCGATGTTCCGTAGTCGTCACCTTCGCAAACGCGGTGGCCTTCCACAATTTGCAGCTTCCCCTTCTCAGTCATAATGACGAACACGTCGCCGTCCACGTCGATCGATCGAGATAGCGCCAGCAGCATGTCTGTCCAGGTCATGCGCCCAGTAACTTCAGGCGATGGCACTACCACGTCGCGCCAATATTCCTCGCACAGTCTGCCAAAGTCTTGGTCTGCTCCACGATACTGTGGTCGGAGTCCTGGCCCGATTGAATAGGTGGCGATTGAATCCACCGCCCCTTTGATTAAGCCGACGTTGCGGTACATGTGCCGGGCGAGCTTGAGCAGTTCAACCCGTGTGGCTTCGTTAAGATCTAGCCGTGAATCGCGTGCGTGTGCTCCGTAGATTACGGGCCGTTTGCGTGAAAAACCTGCGCCCTCGTAAGGTTGGAACGTGCTGATGCCTGCACCGAATCCAGCGCCGAATGCCTTAATCCCTGCGCCCATCCGAGCCACGAGTGAAAGTTTCTGTGCCATAATCAACTATCCAGAATGTAAGAAAATGAGGCGCTGGTGCGTGTGACCTGTACGCCATTTAGGTAATCGATTGCGGCCTGAAATAGCTCAACCCGTTCTGTCGGTTTAAGATCGATCTGGAAGCTGGCCGATTGCCCGCCCGCTGAAGATCCTACCAGCGCACGGCCTGATGCTGCGCCCGTCATTGCCGCATTGCGGTCAGTAGCGAGTTGGACTAGGGCGCTTGCGGTAACACCAGAGGCTTGTGCCAGGTAATTTACAGCAACGGCCCGCGTAAGTCTGCGGGAAATAGCCATTACGCCTCAGAAGGTGTCAACGTTTCCGCCATCGAAGCTGTCGGCTTGATCACTTTGCCATAGACCGCAAAGCCAGCTAGATATGTTTCGCAGTCGTATAAGTGATCCTGCCTAGATTTTATCCGCACCCATTCGTAAAGATCCCTGCCCGTTTTTCGGTTTATCCGATGTACCTTTTTATGGCTACTCATGTGCTCTTTGTAATCAGGCGACACGTCATGCGCCACCTCCCACCTCGGCCCCTGCCCCCGGCGTAACCATGCCAGCAGATCTTGGCAGGCCGGTGAGCTGAGGAGCAGAAGCATACAGCCCGCGTCGGTCGGTTGCTCCGATGAGTGCACCGATTTCAGCCTGCCCTTTGGCGTATCGATCCAGTAGTTCGGCCGCTCCTCGCCCTTCAATGCTTTGAATTTATACCTCGCACAGATTCGGTAGGAATCTTGCGCCTCGTATCCGCTATCCATTGCCGTGTGTTGCGGCTGTACACCTAAAGCATTTAGGTGCTGCGCCACGTCCTCGATCGTCCTTGCCCTGCCCTCATCGATCAATCGGCTCTGGCCGTCCCTGGTAAACGCCCGCACCACATACCAGTACCCGTCGATCTGTCGGTCTATGGCCGCCAGTTTTATATGTTCCACCTCCCATTCCTGCTTTTTGGCAAAGGCACCAGC